AGCAAAATAAGCAAATGCTAGATTCATTTGATTTGTATATGGAAAAGAAAGTTGAAGAGTTAAGACTTCAAGGAAAAATTAATGAAGCAAATGAATTGCAAGAAAAGTTAATTGATAAAAGAAATGATTTAACAGCAGCACAAAGAGTTATTCAAGAAGATATTGTTTCTCAGTACAACAGTGCTGGAGGACTGCAAGAGTCAATGATGAGTGGAATGAAAAAGGCTGCTAAGGCTAGATATAAAGATAACCCAAATGAAATTGCTTACATGGATGTTGTTGGTGCACAGGCAGGACAACTTCGTAAAGATGGCGCAATAGATAAAGGTCAAGAATTTTTAATTCAGGCAAAAATGGCAAGTGGCGATATTCCTCCATCAGTTTTTAGACAACTTCTTCAGATGGCAACAGATAACAAAGACATTGCTCCAAAGATGATGAATATTATAACAAAGTTTAGTGGTGCTACATCTGAATCAATTGGTGTTGCTGCTCAAAATATTCTTAACGCTAAGGGAGATATTGACAAAACAGTACAGGCACAATTTATTACTAAAGTTTCAGCATTTGAAGAAGATTCAGACGCACTAGACTTTGCTAAAAATATGATTAAGTTAAACAATTTAAACGCAGTTATACCGTCTAATGTTTTGGTTAAATACTACACAGAAAATGATGCAGCCTATCAACAACTAAACACAATGCTTGACGCCATTGAAGGCAAAAAAGATTTAACAGCAACCATGGTGTACGAAATTATTCCACAGGTTAAAGGAACTAATGCATTTAATGAAGATTACTTTAAAACTTTAACAGAAGACCAGCAAAAGGTGTATACAACTACAATTGCTTCTGTCATCAATGTTCCAGACCCACAGATTGTTGCAACAGATGACTATCAGACATGGCTAAAAGAAAATACAGTAATTGAGGGACGAACATACGGTGGAGCACAGTACAAAGGATTGTCTCAGGCTGCACTAATTGCACATTATAAAGAGCAGCAAGGCTTTAAGGCTGTTACAGAGGGGGCATCTATAACTGCAAATGCGCCAGCACCTGGAGCAAATAAAGGAAGTGGAAATAAGCCAAAGTCATCTCCATTAGATGATCTTTTAAAACGCCTAAGAGATGTTCGTAAAAATCAAATCAAGGTTACAGAAGGTTTTGATGCCTCATTCAAGTCTCTAAATAAACTATTTGGTGGAAAGAAAACTATTGAAATTTTTAGCGGTATTGAAAACGATATGAGAAAACTAGGAGCAGGAGAAGACCTGATTGAACTCATAGTCGGAATGGATCCTAAAGAATATGAAAAGCAGAAGGGTAAGTTGTTTGAGTTTGACAAAAAAGGAAATATTATAAAAATAAAAGATGGTGCAAAGAGCATTGGAGATGCACTACAGTCTGTTAAACTTGGAGAATTTGTTAGTGAGCAGCAAAAAATGGCCAACCAAATAGGCAATCAAACTGCAGCACTTAAGAGATTGCAGGCAGCAGGTATAGAGGGTTCTGTTGCTCTAGAAGCAGTAGCAGATGCCACATTTGCAGCAGCAATTGCCAATAAAAAGTTGTCTGATGAACAAATAAAAAAGATAACCAAGGCATGGAATAAATCAACTAAGGCCAAAAGAGAATATGCCGCTGTAGAGGCTGGTATACAAGAAGAGCAAGAGTTGAAAGATAGAGCAAACTTATTAACAAAAATCACTGGAGCATTTGAAAGTTTGACACAAGAACAACTCCAGGCAGTTATGGACAGTTCTGCACTACAAGGTTTATTAATTAATTTTGGTATAGACAATAAAGATTTTAAAGATTTGCTTCAGAAGGCAGTAGATAAAGCAAGGGTTGAATTAAAACTTAAGCAAGTAACTATTGAAGGAATGCAAGATATATTTGATACTGGATATAGCAATGCAATGGAAGCGTTTGATGTAGAAGAAACAAGGCTAAGATTTAAGTTTGATGATGAAAATAAAAAATTAAAAGATGAAATTAAAAAGGCTGAAGAACTAATTGCCGTAAAACAAGAACAGATCAGAATACAGGAAATAGGCTTAAAAGAAATTGAAGACCAAGAGGCCAAGGTAAATGAAAAATATGATGAAAGATTAAAGGCTCTTGATGAAGTTGAAAAAGCAAATGCCTCAATATCGCAGCAACAGAAAGGTCAACTAACTCTTGCTGAGGCTTTGACATCTGGAGACATTGCTGCTGCTGCTCGTGCTGCACAAGAAATGAGAGCGCAGTCTGCAGCCGATGCTGTAACAAAACAAAGAGATGCCTTAGAAAAGTCAAGAGAGTACGAACTGTCACAACTAAGATCTAAAGACGGCAGAAGTAGAATTGAAATTGAGGGAAGGATTAAAGAACTTCAAGACGAAATTTATGATATTGAACAAAAGAGTCTTGAGCCAAACAGAGAGACATTAAGACTTAACGAACTTGCTTTAGAAAAAGCGATTGAGGGAATTACTGTATTAGGAAAAACAAGAGATGCGTGGGAAAGAATTAAAAATGAGGTTGATCTTGCAAGAGTTAGTTCCGCACAATTCGTTAAGCAAATGCAAGATGCTCTTAATATTGTTAATGCTTTGATTGCTGCCTATAAGAATCAAACAGTAAATACAGATCCAATCATTCCCGCTGGAGAGTATGAAGGTCCAGGTGTTACTACATGTCCTCCAGGATTTAAACTAGTTAATGGTAACTGCGTTAAGAGTGATGCCGAAACAGTATGTCCTACAGGATACAAAATGGTAAATGGAAACTGTGTTAAGGATGAGACAGGTGCAAAACCATGTCCTACAGGATTCAGCATGGTAAATGGAAACTGTGTTCAGGATGATAAGGGAACAACAACTACAACACCACAAGGGCCATGTGGACCTTCAAGACCATATTACAATTATTACACAGGTGAATGTGTGGCAAGTCAAGCAGACATCAAGCCTAGGGGTGTGAACACGACAAATACTGGCGGTGCGACCACAAATAATAATAGTGGCAGTACAGGATCTTCAACTGCTGATGCACTTAACTATGGTCTTAATACTGGCGGATCAACTGCAGCGCTTCATTTAGAAGACTTGCAAAGATTGGCTAATGCTGTTACAGTAGCAAATATTACTAAGAATGCTGGACAAACTGCAGGAAGCCATGTTAATGATTTATTAAATATGAAGGATAGAGCAGATGCCTTTAATAAAGAAATTGTTAATGCAAATATTAAAAAGATGGGCGCCACTCCATATGCCCATTTAGACGAACTAACAAATACTCCAGCACAAAAAGCAGCCTCCGCAGCAGCATTTTCTGCAGAGGTAAAGGCAGCAAATGCTAAAAAGGCTGCAGAAGAAGCAGCAAAGAAAAAGGCTGCAGCAGATATTAAGAAGTTTGGTGGCAATGCCATAGCAGCATCGCAGTTTGCAAACTGGAAAGCCATGGGTGGCTTAATTCAAAGATTTGCAATGGGTGGATTTGCTAGGGGTACTGATACAGTTCCAGCAATGTTAACTCCAGGCGAGTTTATTATGAGTAAATATGCTGTTGATTCGTATGGGCTAGATACAATGAGAAAAATAAATAACGGAGAATTGTCTAGCGGTTCAGTGTATAATAATACATATACCTTAACAGTTAATGCTAAGACTGATGCAAATCCAGATGAAATTGCACAAGCAGTAATGGCAACAATCAAGAGGGTTGATGATAGAAGAATTAGGGGGGTGGCTATAGGTGGCAGAAGGTGATGTAGATCCAAGGCTGTTGTATGTCAATGGTCGTAAAAAATATAACAGACCAAGCGGTATGCTGTGGTCTGAAAATTCTGGTACACTCGTAGAAGACCCTGCAAGCATAACAACCCCAAAGAAAAAACTGTATGTCCCAATTGGTTTTGAGGTTGGTACTGATCCAGAAAGCATAGAGGATGAATCTCTTGTTGACCAGTTTTTATTTTTAACTGATGACAACAGACAGCCTATTGATATTAAGACAGAGCGAATTGAAAAGCGGGAGCGAATGATTAATGGCCGAATGAGGTCATATCACATTGCAGACAAGATTACAATAAGCACTAGTTGGGACATGATTCCATCTAGGTCTCATGAGGATTTTCCAAATTTTAATTCAGCAACTGGGTTGTCTCCACATAAAGCATACACAACAGACGGAGGCGCAGGAGCAGCAGACATGTTAGAGTGGTATGACTCACACAAGGGATCATTTTGGGTATTTCTTACATATGATAGAAAAGGAATATTCAAGGGTACGCCAGAGCCGTATAAGCATCTCCAGCAATATAATCAACTAGTTGAAATGTTTATTAGTGATTTTTCATATTCGGTTGAAAAAAGAGGAACCAAGTTTGATTACTGGAATGTTTCTGTAACACTGGAAGAGGTATAATGTTTGAAGACAAAGACCTGCAGACATTTCTGGAGACATCTCCAACTATTAGAAATAAGTCGGTAATTACTGCAGAATGGAATATGAATATACCAACAAATATAAAACATGTTGGTAATTATAGATATAGGCCAACCCAAACTTCAACACCAAACCCAATAAGTTCGGTATGGACCATTACCCCAGGGGCTTTTTGTTCCCCTGCTGGAGCAATAGGCAAATCTTCTTCAGGTGCGACTTATGAGTGTAAGATTTCTGACACGGACACTCGAAATCGATGGAGGGTGAGTACAGAACAACCATCTTCTATATACTCTTCTTTACCTACAAGTTTTGATATTAATGATGCTGGAAACTTTTATACTGGGGCAACAGATGCAGATGTTGCAGTCGATGGATCATTTGATAATAATGATGTGCCAACAATATTTTTAACTAAAAAAGAAAAACTTCAAACGCTATACTCTCTAGAGGATTGTTTTAATCAGTTCAGACCTAGATCTGGAATTAATAAAGCAGTGTTTCTTGAAAATGGAAAACTACACCACCCTAATTTATTTATGGCAGACAGACCAAGATATTACATGCCAGATAAAAATGATATATTTAAATATTGGACATCCTATAGAACTGAGGGTGGACAAGAATATGGGATTGCTTCTAAGGTAAGAGGGCCTCAGTATGACATTGAAGACGCTTGTCCATTTGTTGTTTATAAAGAAAAAATTCCTACAAATAGGATTGTTATTAAGATGCAAACGCATACGGGTACAGAAAATCTTGGTCCTTTTTCATCCTCTACAGGGTCTTTTGCTGATCCATTTTTTGGAGAGTTAAATCAAAAAACTCCTAGCAAGTGGAAGATTCAAGTTTTAAAAGATAATAATTGGCAAGACCTTATATCTTTTGATCCATCAAAAAGAAGAAGAGATGGCTCTTCAATTATTAAAAGTGATGGATATGTTGAAATTGCTTATGGACTAATTGTTCCAGATGAGTGGAGAGATAATTTTGTATTTGCAGAAACATATCCAACTGAACTATTTTTACCAAAAGAGTCGGTAATTGGATATGCGTACCTTATTAAAGAAAATGAAAATGACATTGGAGAATATCACATTTGGAACGGTCAAGATTATACAATTATTAGACCAAAATATGGGTGGTATGTTCAAGATGAAACTGTAGATAGGCTAACCAACTTTGTTGTAGACGCAACAGATCCAAGTAAATTTTTAAGAACATTAGATGGTAAGGTTCAATATAGGGAGTTTGAATATATTTCTGGAATAAGAATTGTAGTTGATACAATGAATGTGAAAGACTCAACATTTGATCTGATAGAAATGTCTCCCCGACTTGTAATGAATATATCAGATAAGACATTGGATTATTCAATAAATAAAAGTGCATCTGACCTTGGAGTTAGCGGTTTGCCAGTTGGACAACTCGTTGCTTCAAATGGATCAATAAATATATTTGATTATGATCAAGCCTTTAATGAAAACAATTATTCTAGCATTGTTCATAAATATACAGATAGACATATACAGTTTAAGTTTTATGAAGTTATAGTTGATGTCAATGGTTGGGATTATTGGGTTCCAATAAAAACACTATACTCTGACTCATTTCCAAAGTCTGATGTTGTGAGCAAAAGAGTTTCAATATCACTAAGAGATCTATATTGGTATTTAGAATCAATGACAGCGCCACAAATATTAATGACTGAAGTTTCTGTTAGTTCCGCAGTTTCTCTTTTGCTTGACTATATTGGATTTTCTAACTATACTTTTAAAAGAGTAGCCAATGAAAAAGAAGTAATAATTCCATATTTTTTCATTCCTCCAGACAGAAGCGTTGCAGAAATTCTTCAAGACATAGCAGTTTCTACACAAACGGCAATGTTTTTTGATGAATATAATAATTTTGTTATGATGAGCAAAAACTACATAATGCCAACCAAAGAGCAAAGGCCGACAACCTTTGCACTTAAAGGAACAAATGATTTATTTGAAGATAGAGAAATTACAAATAAAACTTTGGAAAAGTCTAAACTTGCAAACATTATTTCTGTTTCTGCTCAGTCTAACATTGTATATAATGATGGAGTAATTAACTATACTCCAAGACATATTCAAAGATCAATAGGGTCTATCAAACAGGCCAGCCTTTTAGATGAAGAAAGATATTACACATACAAGCCAGCGCTACTCTGGGAGGTTTCTGGAACTGAGAATACAAAGTCTTTGAATAATGAGATTGGAACCCAATCTTCTTATCTTCTTACAGCAATTCCGCTAAATGCAAACCTTTCTGCAGATGTTCCTGTTGTAAAAAATAATGTTGTTATAAATAATACTTTTAGTTTAGGCGAAGCAGTATTTTGGATTGCTAGATATAATGGGTACTTTTATTCTCAAGGAGAAATTATAAAGTACGATGCCGTTCAGCACAATGTTACTGGATTTGGAAATGTCTGGATAACTTCTATTGAAGATTATCAGTACTATTTTGCTAAACTGCCTTTTAATGGAAAAATATATCCAACAGGTCTAGTAAGAATTTACTCAGAGCCAAAGTATTTTGAGCAGGGTGGCGTAATAAAACTTCAAAATGGTCCAGTAGTAAAGCATGGTCGTGGTCAATTTGGAACAAATGTGGTAGAGCACACTGCTGGTATATCTGATTATTGGAAGTCTGACGACAATGTTAAAGGATGCTATATGTCCTCTGAATATCTTTTTGATAACAAAACCCCAATTCCTGCAACAACAGTTTCTTCTGCAGGCAAAACAACAGACACAGGCGTATCTGCTGATGCCATAGGAAGAACTTCTACAAGAACTGGTCTTATAAAAAACTTTTTCTCTACAACACTTACTGGAGAAATAACAACACAAACCCAGCAACAGCCTGGATCAATTCAGTCTTCTGCTTTATCCTTAACTGGTCCAAATTTTACAACAAAGGAAAAACCAAGAAACTTTATTTCTTATGTTCACAAATCTTTAGAAAATAAAAAATATAAACATTTTGGAACAAGAATGAGAATTGTTGGCAAGATAGAAAATAATCAAGATAGAGGACAAACCTCCAACGGATCTTCAACATATTTTGTAGTGAATGGAACTACGCCAGATAAAAATATTAATATCTCTGGGGGTTCTGCAGGCATCGCCATAATGCTTAATCCTATTACAAACGTTGGCTACTATTTTGAGATAGCAGCGCTAGGATTGGGCAAACTATCAGACACAGAAAAACAAGGCGTTAGCAATGTGTTTTTTTATAAAATAAAGTCTAATAATGGATCTGCAGTTCCCGTTAAACTTTGGGATGGTTTGGGACAAATCACAGTAGATGACGGAAAGTTTACAGGCCAATCAAGAAGTTTTGCTGAAGAAAATCCGACGGTATATGACTTAGCAGTAGAATATGAGGATATAGGAACAACTAGAAGATTTTATTTATATTTAAATGGAGTAGTTATAAAGACAGTAGACGATATAGACCCACTTCCAGCATACTCAAGTATGGCATTATTTACTAGAGGATCATCAAGAGCAATGTTTGAAAATGTGTATGCACTATGTAACAACTATGCACAGAACACATCATTTAAACTTGGTGCCCCTGTTAATTCTGTTTTTGGAGATACGGAGATTGATGCTAACGAGTCGTTTAGAAAATATTCAATTAGTGGTTTAATACAAAATACTTATTTAACTGGTATTAGTTCTTCTGAGCCACCAAAATATGATATCTACTTTGAAGAGTTTGGAAGCATTATGAGAGAGTTGGCAGCATTTAATTTTAAATACGATAAAGCATATCCAGCACTTAGTGCAAAAATTTCTCCAACATTTAATAAAATGAAAGGTTATGCAGTATCTGGTTTTAGAGCAGGGTCCTACGGAGCAGAGTTTTTAATTTTTAATACAACCGATGCACCTTTGTCATTAGATGAAACTAGCGGAAACTATTTGAGAATTCAGGGAATTACATTTACTCAACAGTCTGATAACAATCTTACAGTTGATGAATATTTTAACAAGAACAGTCTTGTTTCTAATCCACAGTTTGTTGCAGATAAACTTATATCAAATCCATATAAATTTAAACAAGACTATCAGGATATTAAACTTAGCAGAATGACCTACGGTAAAAAAGATTTTGCTATAGATACAACATATATACAGTCTCAAGATGAAGCAAACAGTTTAATGGAATGGCTAATTGAAAAAATAGCAAAGCCTAGAAGATCTATTGGGGCTCAAATATTTGCAATTCCAACAATACAACTAGGAGACATCGTTAGCGTAGATTACAAAGAGAACGATATAAGCATGGCGTCAAATCCAAATAATCGATTTGTTGTCTATAATATTGAATTCTCAAGAAGTTCTGACGGTCCTTCAATGACTTTATTTTTAAGTGAGGTGGTTTAATGTCAAGCCCAATTAGTTCTGTAGACCCAATTTATCTTTCTGCTGTAGCAGCAATACCAGAGCCATCCCCAAAAAATAACGATGACGGTGTTAAGATTGCAACGCCAGATTTAATATTATCAAATGACGAAACAATGTCAATAGAGATAATGACTGACTTAATTTTTGAAGATATTGGTGGATACGAACTTGCAACAATTTCTAGACATGACCTAATAAATGGTCAAAAGGTTATATATGCACCAATTAAAAATTTAACAGATTTGTATTTACAGTACAACCCAAATAATGTTTTAAGGCTTCAATCGGCAGATTCTTATTTTAAGTCACTGTCACTTTCTATTTTTGATCGTCTTCCAATATGCGGTACTGGATATGACATAGCACCACCAGTGAGTAATCCAAACGAGCCAGATAAGACCAAATGGATAAAAACGCCAAACTGTAAGTCTATATACATAGATCCAATCACTGGAGACCTTGTAATTAATCTTATAAATATGAAAGAAAATGAGCAGGTAGAAGTAGAAATATTGACCGCTGGAAACATTTTTGATGATACAATATACTATGGGAGCAGCCAATGATAACTAATATAGGAAAAAATCTTTTAGCAAAATACCTTGTTGGGCAGACGCCATCGTATGCGTCCCATATTGCCGTAGGCTGTGGAGCCAAGCCAGTTGTTTCTGATTATACGTTTCCCCCTGAAGAGTTGACAATATTAAAAAATAAAGAGTCTTTAGATTTTGAAATGTTTCGTGCCCCTATTATTTCTAGGGGATTTGTAAATGAAAATGGTTTATCAAAGGTGGTGCTGACAGCAGAACTGCCCACGGAAGAAAGATATGAGATTACTGAGGTTGGCATTTTTTCTGCAGGCTCAAATCCAGTGGCTGGATCATTCGATAGTAGAGTAGTTTATTCTTTTGCAGATACGGATAATTGGCGGTATAGCATTGATGGAGCCTCTCCAATAGACATTCCTGTACAATATAGTCCATTAGACGGAGATAGCAATAATGGAACGATAAATCAAACATCAAAGATTTTTTCTACAAATGCAGACAATAGAGTTTTTACCCAAACAGATAGAGTTAATAGAAACGAAAGATGTAGATTTTTAAATAATATTGTAGCACTTAGGGGTGATTCTTCAAATCTTTTATATGATCAACAGGGGAGCATGGTTAGACTTACTGAGTCAGACTATATAGTTTTAGATAATCCATCGTCAGATTTTAGTAAAAATAGCCCATTGGATGAATTAAGGTTAGCATTTTCTGTTGTTAGCAAGGTGGCAAACTCTTTGACTGTTCCAGACAATGTTAAAATTTTAGTAGAGTTTTCTCATACTGGACCTAATTCAACTGTTCAGCATGCAAAGTTTGTAGTTGACATTGATGATATTAATTATGCACAAGGGACATCAGAAGACAAGCACAACTTTGCAAATAATAGATATATCGTAGCAAAAAGAACATTTCAAGAGTTAGACAAAAGTTTGAGATTTAACTGGCCAGATGTATCCTCTGTAAAAATTTATGCTTGTGTTACTAAAAATAATCTTCCATCGGATTCTTTTTATGTATGCCTAGACGGAATAAGGCTTGAAAACACTACATCAACAAACTCTTTGTACGGTCTAACTGGCTACTCTGTAATTAAAAATGTTCAGGCAAGACCAATTATAAAATCAGCCAACACAACCAATTACATAGAGTTTAGATTTGTATTGGATGTTTAACCATGAGTAAAACTCCAGATAAAGGAATAAAAAATGTTATTATTAAAAAAGATTCTTTGGGAAAGGTTACTGAAAACAATTCTGTTGTTTTAAGATTTAGGATAATATCAGATGATAAAAATAGAAAGTCTGCATATTCTCAAATATTTGTTGCTGAATCTGGAGAAGTTCTTCTTGGTGTTGGAGATATAAATGTTGTTGGAAACACAATAATGGTTAACTGGTCTGCTGGAGAAATATCAACTCAAATACTCTATGATGTTTTTATAGGCTTTGACTCTTCTGTTCCAACATTTAGGGCTTCTACAGGATCTTCAAATTATTCGTTTATTAAAACTGGAACTACATCTGTGCGTGTTGTTGTTCAGGCATCATCCGTTAACCCATCTTTAAATCCTGATTTAAAAATATATGATTCTGGAATAGTCAGTCTGGTATAATTATATTATGGCAATATTACCTTTACCCGAACGGGGGCAGCCTTTAGATGTAACATATCTTTATCAGATAGTTAAGGCACTCAATGATCTTTCCAGTCAAGCGTCTACATCAATATATAAGTATGTTACGGTAGACACCCCAAACTCTGGCAAGCAGAGCGTAAAAACGTCTGAGGCAAGAATTATAGGGGGCTACGTTCAAGTAACTTCTGGCTCATCTCAAACAGCAGGATCTACCCAATCATTTTCATATAGTTTGCCAAGCGAGTTTAAGTTTCCTCCAGTTGTTACTGCAACTCCAATTAATATTGGAAATACAGATGCTGGAAAAGATGTTACGGTTACCCTATTAAGTATTTCAACATCGAAGATTGAAGGAGTTGTAAAGTTTAATGTTGGCGGAGATACTACTGTCGGTGTTAACTTATTGATAGTGGGAATTCCTAATTAATGATTTATTGTAAAAGATGTAAAGGAAGAATGTTTGTCGATAGGCAATATTCACAAATAAATAACTTAGAACTATATTGTATGTCTTGCGGATCGAGAACATTTTTTCATCCGCCTAGTAATTCACAGGAGGGCATGTGGCTGTTAAAAAGGGAACAATTGAGAGCGAAGGTTACAATGTCCTCCCTGTAATTTCAGGGAATAAAAAGGTTTGGTTTTTAAACGGGGACCTTGTTAGAATACATCATTTAAATAAGTCTAATGGGATAATGTCTGTTTATAATATAAATAAAGATAGGATTGAAAGTTGTTTAATTAATGATTTTAAAAAAAATAGAGAACGAGCATACACAGTTGGAGAGACTGCTAATCTAGTTAATCGTCATAAAAAATATATGCCGTCTCTTATGCGTAGAGGAATTATTCCATTTCCAAAAGGATCTCAAAAAGGCGGAGCAAGAGGTTTTCGTGTTAGATCATATTACTCTGAATCGCAAGTAAAAGAGATCCG